AACGGTGTGCGTATATGGAATGAGTGGGCTGATGAAGATGGCAACCTAGGTCCTGTATATGGACACCAGTGGAGGAACTTTGGTGGAACAGATGAGGTCAAGGGTGTTGATCAGTTGGCAGAGATCATTGAACGTATTAAGACAAACCCTGAGGATCGTAGGCTGATTGTCAGCGCATGGAATCCACAACAATTGCCAGATATGAGATTACCGCCTTGCCACATGATATTCCAATTCTATTCAAGGGACGGCAAGCTTTCATGCCATATTAACCAAAGATCTTGTGATACCTTCCTTGGGGTGCCATTTAATATCGCTTCTTACGCGCTCTTATTGCTCATGGTTGCTAGGGTAACAGGTCAGGTCGCGGATGAGCTTATATGGACAGGTGGTGACGTACACCTGTACTCTAACCACATAGAACAGGCCAAAACTCAGATGAGTAGGAGGCCATTCCCGTTCCCTTCAGTGGTTATTAATGGCGACATAAACTCAATTGATGATATAAAATTTGACGATATAGAGTTGCAAAATTATCGTCACCATGATACAATAAGGGCTAAGGTGGCAGTATGAATACATATAGAATTACCCGCTTAAATTGTGGGCGTATAGAAAACCATGTTTATGAGGCTATAGATATGAACAGTTTAATGCAATGTTACTTCTGGTCAGATCCAGGTGACATTATTAAAATTGAATTGATTGGAACAACAGATGAAGATATGAATCATATTACTGTCCCACAACCAGGTGAGCCACAACATTAAATTATGAAGAAACTTTTATGGGCTGTACTATTGTTATTGTCGTTCTCGGCTAACTCAGCGGAGTTTGTTGATATGCGGCAAACGAATTGCTTGGCTCTTAATATCTATTTTGAGGCAAGTAATCAAACACCTACAGGTCAGATGGCTGTTGCGTTTGTAACATTGAATAGAGTTAAAACTCATAAATTCCCTGATACAATATGTGACGTTGTCTGGCAGAAGAAGTGGGGTCCTGATAGCCGCCGTTGGGTTGCTCAGTTTTCATGGACGCTTGATGGTAAAGGTGATAGGCCATATAACCATAAGACAGATAAAAACCCACGTTGGGAAACTGCTAAGAAAATTGCAAAAGTTGTGATGAAGTTTAGCGACGTGTTACCTGACCCTTCATTAGGTGCAACTCATTATCATGCAACCTATGTAAACCCAGTATGGGCTAAAGATTCAGTTAAGACCATTCAAATAGGTGATCACATTTTTTATCTATAAAGAGTTGTAGGAATAGAAATAAAGGTATGCTATAATACACATTCAGAAGGTAGAGTATATAACATTAAATCACAAAGGAAAATAGATATGGGTACTGCTCGTAGTAAGCTTGAAACATTGTTCGTAAAACGTAAGACACCAATGACAGTCGTTGACATTGTTAAAAAGACTGGCTTGGAGTTAAAGACAGTAAGAAACAACCTGGCTCATATGGTCACTGAGGACTATACAGGTCCAGTACCATTAGGTTATGTAGAAGGGGCTGGTCGTACAGGCTCTTATCAAAATTGGGAATTCGCCCAGGCGTAAGTAAAGTTCTATAACAATAATAAGGCGGGGTGCAATGCCCCGCCAATATTGTTTTAATTATTGGGAGTCAAAATGTTAATACCATCAAATCCTGCTGACCGCAAGACAATTTCAAATGCAGTTAAAGAAGCTGATAATCATTTAATTATCAAAGACGCTGCGGCTGAAGGAATCAAAGATATCTTTGATAGACTTAAAGATAAGAAAATCGAAATCACAAAAAGACAGTTCAATAAAATGGTAACTGTCTACCACAACCAAAACTTTGCGGAAGAAGTACAAAACGCTGAAGACTTTGCTGACCTATACGAGCAAGTAATGAAATAATGTTTGAATATAACACCTTCAAGGTTCCTAAAACAATTAACAGTAAACATCTTATTGATGCTGTTAATTCCAAGGCAGTGGGTGGTTGGCGGCTTGTTAGTATAAACTCTAACGCGCCTAGTTATAATTTTGTTGTTATGGAACGTAAAATCCCTTGGTGGAAAACTATATTTAAAAGGAAAAAGTAATGCATACGATTACAGTAAAGAAAGATGAACTATTGGCAACAATGCGTGAGAACCGTATCGCTCATGTTGAGGAATTTCAGGACGCAACTGTAGGTTATAAGAAAGAGGTTGTTAATCAACTATCAGACGCACTTGCTAAGGCGGAGACTGGCGAAGTTTATCAAACAAGCTTCTATATCACTGAACCTGCAAGCTTTGAAAAGGACTACGATCAAACTATTGGCATGTTAGAAATGTCCGTTGACGATGAGGTCGAATTAGACGCTAATCAATACAAGCAATGGGTTATGGATGAATGGTCATGGACTGGTAACTTCAAAAACTCTACAGCATTGTACGCAGGTAGGTAATGACTGACAAACCTCTAATACCGTTAACTGATTGGCAGAAGCAACAGAGCGAGATGTATAGTGGTCTGTTGCTTAACAATAACGGCCCAATCCTTAACGGTATTGAGTGTCCTACTTGTGGCTCAGAGTTAATGGACTCTACGCCGTTGCATGTGTTAGCATGTATACCGCCAAAACTAAACGTTCATTGTTCTAGCGAGAAGTGTGACTATATAGGATACAGGTATAAATGACAAATATTGTAGAACAGTTAAAGATTGAGCAAGGTGAGATTCAAGTTAAGATCAATAAAATTCAAGAGGCTTGTTCACACCCTGAAGATGCTGTTGATAAAGTTCCTGGCTCAAGTACAGGCAGCCCAATGGAGCGAGATGAATATTGGTATAATATCACATGCAATTTATGCCTTAAGAAGTGGAGAGAAGACCAGTAGTGAAAATTAAAATCGGAAAACATGTAAGATGGGTAGGGCCTTATCAAATTGTTGATTGGTTCAAGCCCGTCTTTGGTGAAGAGCGTATTGAGAAGTTTACCGATGGGAAACTATTTGAAAAGGTAACGGATGTAATACAACCGTTCTTTGAGTGGGTTCATCGCTTTCAAAAGCGCAAGATTGATATTCATATTGACAGTTACGATGTATGGAACATGGATCATACACTGGCAATGATAATCCTCCCTATGCTCGTAAAGTTACAAGCTAATAAGAATGGAAGCCCGTTGGTTGAAGATGAAGACATTCCTGAAGAGTTAAGCATCCGTAGTACCGATGCTCCAAAATGTGAAGATTGGGAAACAGATGATAATGTTCACAAACGTTGGGCTTGGGTTATGGATGAAATGATTTGGACGTTTACACAACTTGTAGATGAAGATGGTGATAGACAATTTTTCAAATCCACTCCTTATGATAAGGAAGGCTATGAGAAATACCATAAACGTATCAATGAAGGATTGATGTTGTTTGGAAAATACTACAGAGGATTATGGGACTAATTATGGAATACTTACAATACTGGCCTGAATATTGTGTCATCGCATTATTATTTTATGTGACCGCATTAATAGCTGAAGATGTTGACAAATGGCAAGAAGCAGGTTGGTTTTTATTATCCGCTTCCGTGTGGCCTTTAATTGTTTGCAACAGAATTTTATACGGATCTGAAAAATGAGAACCTGTCACTTAACACACTACGACTTAGACGCTGTTGTATCAACCATATTTGCAAAGAAGGCATTCCCTGAAATTGAAATTTCAAAATGTGGTGGATATGGTAAGGTTGGTAAAAACTTAAAACTACTTAAGGAAACAGGTTGTGAAAGACTTGTTGTTACTGACTTGAATCTAACAGGTCCTCAAATGGATGATGCATTAGAGCATTTTGAAGAAGTGCATTACTTCGACCACCACATAGAGTCTGAAAACTTTATAGGGATGGATCACCCATCATTACATTTTAACTACTCAAGCAAGATGTCTGCATCGGCCATGCTCTACTTGTATTGGCTTGAAGGTGGCGGCTTAGATGGTAAGGGTGGGTCAAACAAAGCTTTAAGTCATCTTGCCATGTATACAGACGTCTATGATATGTGGAGAGTTAAAGATGACAAGTTTGGCATAGGCTATCAGCTTAACGACTTGTTTTGGCATTACAGTTTCTTCGGCTTTGAGCCAAAATTTAAGGACGGCTTCCCTGGATTCACTGAGGAAGAAGTACGCTTATTGAAGATTAAGAAGCAAGCCCGTTTAGACATCATTGAAGAGTCACCACAACATTGGGTTAACGAGGAATCGTTTGTTATCCTGTTGACTAACAGAGACGCAATTAACGATGTACAGTTTGAACGAGATGCTGTATTCTACTTCATACTTACACACAACGGTGACGGTTACAGTTGTTCATTCCGTGCCAAGACTGAAGACCCTGATGTTAATATTAATGATGTATTGAAATCAACACAAAAACGCTTCCCTGATATAATGATGAACGGTGGTGGACATCATAAGGCTGGCGGTGCTCAATTTGATCCAGCTATGTCAGTTCAACAGGTCATAAACTTCATTGAAGATAAAATCGAACCAAAGCTTAACAAGGCTAAAAAATGAAAATTAAAAACATTGTAGATTTATTGATTGGTGAAATGCATCTTGGGTCACCAGGAAACAAATACGCCGTGGTGCTTAACAATAAGCTAATGAGGAACAACGTTCAAATAGCCTTCAGGAAACATATACTACATGACCTTGAGGGTTGGAGAAGTTTCAGTACAATAAAGAATAAGATTTGGGTGAACGTTAATAAAGAAACTGTCAAGAGAAAGAATGAATTAACATTTAGCTTTCACTCAGCAGATGATCTTGAGGGTGAAGATGTTAAGTGTGATAGAGTATTCATGGACGTGTTATCTTCACAGGAAGTATTACCGTGGAAGCTTGAAACTGACGACATGATTTTATTGAGGTAATTATGATAGCAAAGAAAGAAGAGCCAAAGAAACTAAAGAGTAAAGAGTTTTCACAGGAAGTAGAGATACTTGCTGCACGAAGCGGTATTACTTTCCTTGATGCATTAGACCATTGTTGCACATCTAATAATATTGACCATGCAGCCGTAGGTCCACTGATCACAAAAAATTTAAAAGAGAAGATTGCTAAGGAAGCAGAGCAATTAAACCTTATCCCTAAGACTAGTAGACTACCACTACAAAAATGAACGCCTTCGAGGTATATGAAAAGTATCTAGCTCTCAAAGGTCATTTTGCTGGCAGGTATGATTACAACAAATACAAAGGGAAAGTAAATGTTAAGGTGTCAACATTTGAGAAGCGCCGTGATAAGTATTATTTTAAGAAAGTAGCAAAGCAGTATAATAGTAATGAGGTTGTACCCTTCCTGCTGTCAAACTTTGTAGACAATGAGGATGCATGGATTGGCGAGTTAGCCAATAACCAAGACAGTGATAAGATATTCCTACAGTGGAAAAAACGCACTGAGGGTATGACATACCTATTTAAAGAAGAATTCAAAAAGACATTGAACTTTTTAAGCACTGAGAATTTGACGTTTTCAGATATGTTCAAAGTTGAAGGTGCGAACCATCCGTTGCTCTTTGTCCTTCTAATGCAGAAGGAATTGAGCATTGAGACATTCATCATTATGAATGAGGTCCTTGGGTTCATCAAGATATTCGATGGGAAATTAAAGCATGATATAGTGTGGGAAAGTTGGAGTGAGAAGTGTAAACATTATAGGAAGTTCCTTGAAATAGATGAAAAGAATTTCAAAGAACTGATGGTTTCCATTATAAATAGTAGTAAGCAAAAATAGTACCCGCTGTTTTCGTGGCTATTATAATGGGACCTTGAAGGGAATATAAAACAACCACAAAATACTCGTAATGATCGAGATTAATAGGAGAAGTAAAATGTCTAATTCATTTAGTGCAATGAAGAAATCAAAATCCAGCTATGAAGATTTAGCTGAAAAACTCGAAAAAACCAAATCCAATAAAAACTATACCGAAGACGAACGCTTTTATTACCCAGAGCGTGATAAGGCTAAGAATGGCTTTGCCATTATTAGGTTCTTGCCTGCGCCTGATGGTGAGGAATTGCCATGGGTTAAGCGTTATTCACACGGATTTAAAGACGTTGGCGGTTGGTACATTGAAGAATGTGCTACTACAATCGGTGAAGAGTGCCCAGTTTGTAAGGCTAACAGTTTGTTAGTTAGTGAACATGGCTCTTGGAATGATACACCAGCGCCTGTAAAAGCAATTGTCCGTGCTCGTAAGAGAAAGCTTCAATACTACGCGAACATTTATGTTGTTCAAGATAGTAAGAATCCTGAAAATGAAGGACAAGTACGTTTGTTCAAGTTTGGGATGAAGATTTTTGATAAGCTTATGTCAGCAGTTAAGCCTGAGTTTGAAGATGAGTCACCAATTGATCCGTTTGATTTGTGGTCAGGTGCAAACTTCAAATTGAAGATCCGTGTTGTTGATAAGATGACTAACTATGATAGCTCTGAGTTTGAGGCAACTTCACAATTGCTTCCTACTGATAAGGAACTTGAAGCAGTATGGAAATCACAACATTCATTAACTAAGTTCGTTGAGAAAGATCAGTACAAAGAATACAACGAACTTGAAAAACGTAGAGCTCGTGTAGTTGGCGGAACTGTTAATGAAGACACTGCAGAGGATCGTACTGAAGACGCCGCATCCGTTGGCAATTCAGCACAGGATAAGTTTGGTGGTGATAATGATGCAAAAACTGAAGAAGTTTCAGGTAGTAGTGATACTGCAGAAGCTGGAGCAGATGGTGATGATACAATGTCATACTTTCAAGAGTTAGCTGATCAAGACTAGAAAGTAAGTTATTGACTTTATCAGAGGTTATGATAAAGAACGAAAAGAGGCTATAGAAATATAGCCTCTTTTTTTATGTTCCTTGAGGAACGTATTTGTTGCGAGCGCTAGGAGGAGCCATAAGCTGATTAGTGGTATTAGAGCTCGTTGAAATAGCATTGATTGTATTGCCGCCGCTTTCTTGTTTTGCGTTGCCTTTCAATTCACTATTATCTTTAGCAATATTATTAGCTACATCTGTTGTACCTTGTCCACCCGCGTCTGGTGTTACTGCGGTGTCTAATGACAGTGAAGATGATAGTTTCTCTTTGAGTGAGTCACCTCCAGGCAACCATGAAGGAATCATATTGATAATTAATTCCTTAGCCCCATTTAGTATTCCTGTGAACACACTACCTATCTTATCACTAATGCCTGGGAACACACTTTCAATCTTACTCCATAAAAATCTTATAGGGCCTGTCATTATATCAAACATCTTTGCGCCCATACCAACTATTGTATCTATTGTCTCACCTATGATAGGATTATCAGTTAAGAAACCTTTCACTACGTCTACAAGACCATCAAACACATCTCCAAGAGAAGTGAATATCATAAACATTTTATCAGAGATCCATGCAGTTATCTGAGCAAACTTTTCCTTGTCAATAAGACCAAATGATAGGAACTCAACTATGCCCGCACCGAAGGCTTTGATTGCTTCTACAATAGAGCCAGTTTCCTTCCATGCTTTAAAGCCGTCTAGTATACCATTAAACAACGAGCCAACAATTGCAAGTGGTAAGAATACTTTTGTTAATACTTTTAAGAACAGTGGACCTATTGCAGCAAAGAAGCCGCCAATCATTGATTTAAGACCACCTAATAATTTTGTTATTCCTAAGAATCCTAATAAGCCACCGCTACCAGTTTCATCTTCAATATCTTCATCAGAGCCACCCTTACCACCTGCTTTAGCTGCCTTGTTTGCACGAGCAAGTTCTTCACGGCGATTTTGTTCGGCGTTAGCTTCACCTTCAATCATTGCTTCGTGCATACCTTCAGTTGCTTCCTTAATAGGGCTTAAGTCCATACTAAGTTGTTCAGGTATCTTCTCTATCAAGTCTTGATTTTGTTCCGCTGTACTATTGTCACTGATTTCCTTTTCAGGCTCTTGACTTTCAGTAAGCATATCTCCACTTGATTCCTCTTTGTCAGGATCCTCTTTAGTAGCGGCAGCGAGTAACTCTGCTCTTGATTCCTCAATACGCTCAAGGTTTTGAGTCTCTAATGCTTTCTTATCTTTGTTACGATCCTTAAATATTTCAATAACCTTACCAGCACCAACCGCAAGGATTGGACTATCAGCAAGGACACCAGCTATAACACCGCCGATGCTATCTATGTTATTGATTAAACCATCACCTATTCGTTGTGATAATTTTGTATTTTCTTGTGTGGTTGATTTTAAGCTCTTAAGATGTGCTGCAACAATTTTCCTATTGCCTTGGTCTTTCTCTGCTACCAATGCTTTCTCAAGTGCTTCAATCTCTTTGATTGATTTCTTTTGATCACCTCTTGAAGCTTTCCTACTGTCAGCAGCTATCGTCGCCGCTCGCTCCAATATACCTTTTGAAAGGTCAGACATACCTTCACCACTCTCATCAAGAGACTTCCTCATCTCTTCCAAGGCTTTGGTATATTCTATTTGGTTAGCTTGAGAGAACTTTTCAATCAGTTTCTCAAAATCGTTATTTTCGGCCATTAGTTAACTCTTCCTTTTCTTTTTGTAGATGTCCTATCAACATATCTATATAAACGTCTCTTTCAAATGGTATCATACTCTCGATAGACTCAAGACTGAAACCATGACTATAGAATAAATCGAAATTGGTCTTATAGAAGTTAACGATACTATCGCCACCCAGCCCTATCCGAAAAAATTCTGTAATCCCTCCAACTTAATCTTTTTCTTATAGCCACATGCCTTACACTTGAATGGAGCTTCCACTGTAACTTTAGGCATTGTATCAAAGAAAGTTTTAATCTTTTCAACTTGTTTCTCAGTCAAGTTATCAAGGAAGTCTATAACTTCCTGTGGTGATTGATCCTTAGTTAAAAATACTTTATCCTGTGTATACACGGATTCGATAAACCCTGCCATTAACGTAACACCATCTTCGGCTGAGTTCTCTTTTAGCTTATCAAGATCAAAGTCATCTAACATGCCAAGCTGAGGGTATCTCATAACAACGCCTATATCATCATTAAGCATTATCTTTGAAGTGTGCTTCTTATCCTCAACAACCTTAACCTTTTCAAGATCAATGGTCACCTTATTACTTGTGTTACACGCTGTCTCAGCAGGAATAACATCATCCACTTTAACCATGTTCTTACATTTATAATTTGCAGTGACAACCTCACCTTTAGACTTCATACGCAAGTGAACAAATATCCACTCAATGTCTATGATAGGTAATGTCTCAACATTCAATGAGCCGAAGGTACATGCATCGACAATAGATGTGATTGCATTTATAACTTCTTGAGTTTCATTATTCTTTAAACCCTCAAGAGCCATTAGTAATACTTTCTCTTCCTTAACATAAAATGGTCTATATTTAATTTTTTTGTTACTTGATGGAAGCGTTAGACTGTATTTGCTTGTATTTACAACAGGTAAAGCCATGATGATTAACCTCTATAATTTATTAGAAAAAGTTATTAACAGCACTACTTATGCTATTAACTGCCGCTCCTTCGTCAATAAAGCTTGGGGCTAAATCATTAATGAATGACTCGGCTCCACCTATACCAGGGATCTTCTCCCAGTTCCTATATGTGAACGTAACGCCGAAGGTTTCAATCGTATCTACTTGATCGTAACCTAATGTTATTTCACTAAGGGTAGTAGGGTATGCTTCTAATAGTTTCACTCCATGAACTATTTTACCCGCATTATCGTACTGCATGATTACTATATATGACGTATAGTTTTCGTAGTATTCAAAATTCTTTGTTTCTTGGTCAAACGTGTTATGTATCCATGCATCAAAATAATTTCTTATATTAAATTCACTATCACTATAAAAACCTAATGATGCTTCCGTATAAATCAAATCATTAGGCATCTTACGTATAGGTCCTGCTGTACGTTGTTCGCTTGTGCCTATTGACAGCGCAGGAAATGCCGCTTGGTGACAGTTAAGCTCTATGTCTTTCATCTTGGTAGTAAGAAGGTTAGTCAGCATTACATAAGGAATACCAAACTGCACCCAATACCTATTAGGACGAGCATAATCCTTTACGAGACCTTTCATTGCGGTTATGTTTAATGACATTAGCTATACATCCTTCTACTTAATTGATAAACCTTATTGTTACTAGAGCCAACAAACCTTGCCGTTGGTAGGAATACAGCATTTTCCCAATCCGATGCAGGTATAAGAGCAAACTTTGTTTTCATGTGACTGTATAAATAATTTTTAATTGTTGGTTGGAACTCTTTATATTTAGCAACGCCCTTAAGGAGGCTATACGTTACACGGAGTCTTGTTGTTTCATCCATCTTCTTATTTGTTGCAAAGGCCATAAGCTTGTTAAGTAATAACAACCTAACCTTAGGCTGTAAGTAATGCAAGTTTAGTCCTTGAAACCCTGAGCCTGTTCGATCAATAACAATAACAAGAGGGTTCCTATCATAATAAGGCAATACAGTTTTAAGCTTAGGGCTATATACGAAGTGATACATCCTTCCTAACAAAGGCTTTGACTTGATAAGGCTTTTGTCAACCTTACCACCATTAATTTTATTTTTAAGCCATTCCTTAGAGCGTCTTGAGTTGCGAGCAACACTGTCCTTCTTAATACCGCTTAAATTGTCAACAATTGAATCTGCCACGTTTAAAATATCCTATTCTTTGATGGGAAAAACTTCTTATCCTTCCATACACCTCTTTCCGTCAATACCATGAACTCCATATTGTGTAAGTCTGCAAACTTACGAGCATGGAACCATTTTGCTTGATTGACACCATATGTCTTAACTTCATTTATGAAGCGGCGCGTCTTACGCTGCCTTTTCTTAGGTTCAATTGATTGAGCATAAGGCTTAACTTCAATTAGTTGTTGTACTATGTTGCCTTGCTTATCTTGCATCTCTGCCCAAAAGTCAATATGGTATCTGTGTATCCTATTGTCTACTGGACTCACATAAGGAATGATATACTCCTCAGAGTTCCATTGCAACACATTAGATGATGAGTCAAGCCGTTTCATCACCTTCAATTCCCATAATGATCTATAGGTGACGCTGTTCACATCACCTCGGTATTTGCTCCTATTCTTTACAACGTACTTTCCCTTATATGACATCTATTAATCCTTTTAAAAGTATGCCATAATATTTATATAAATATTATAGGTACAAATAAGATATTAACAGGACAAATCATGGCATCTTTCATAAAAGACATTAATTTATCAAGCCTAACGGCCAAAATACAGCCTGAATCATTTGGATTGATCAGAAACAACGCCGATCTGAGTAGGGCGGTCAATCTTGTTGCTGGTATTATTGACAGCGACTATCTGAGTAATGGCAAACTGACCAAGAAGGATAAAACACCAACCGAATTAAAATATCCAATAGATATTGTAGCCAACAAAGAACACGACACATATATGAAGTTTTCGGCTGTAGAGGAAAGGCACCAAACTCCATCAGGAAAAGATAAAGACGGTACTGAGGTTAAATCAGTATTATCACCTCAAACAACAATCTTATTATATAACCCAGGTCAATTAGCAATCAGCTATGAAAAGAGATGGGCTCAAGAGGAGTTAGGTGTTGCTGGCGGTATAAACACCCAAGGCGGAGTTATGGAGGCTATCAAGTCAGGTGTTAGTCAACTCGTAGGCAGGGGTGAGGACTCAATTGCAAGATCAGCATCCTCAGGAACTGGACTAAACTTATCAGGCGCATTAGAGCACACAAGACAATCAGTTGTCAACCCTAACTTGAAATTACTCTTCAAGGGAATCAACATGAGGACATTTCAATTTTCATTCATGTTCTCTCCTCGTAGTGAGGCGGAGGTGTTACAATCTCTTGCAATTGTAAAATCATTTAAGTATTATTCAGCCCCGTGGATTGAAGGTCCGTTTCATCATTACCCTGCCTTATTCAATATTCAATTAATGAAACGCCCAGCAACAGGTGGCGCCGTTGAGAACCTATTCAAGTATAAGAAGGCGGCATGTACATCTGTTACCGTAGACTATGCGCCAAATAGCATATGGGCAACATTTAAAGACGGCACACCAGTTTCATTCCGTATGGACTTATCATTTACTGAAACAGATGTTGTGACACGTAAAGACATTGCCCCACGTAATGAAACAGAAGTAGGAGCATAACGTATGCCATTTTTCAGCAAATTCCCAACGCTTGTATATAAAGATCATCTTGTAACTGATATAACACGGTCAATAAAGGTTAAGAACTTTGTTAAAAACAATATTTCATTGTTTGAGCCTTATCGTGTTAAAGACGGTGAGACACCAGAGTCACTTGCATATGATTTTTATGGTGATGCAGAGAAGCATTGGATAATCCTTGCAACAAACAATATCATTGATCCATTCTTTGACTGGGTTATGGCCGACAATCTCATTGCTAAATATACAACAAAGAAGTATGGTGTAGGTAATGAATATGTAGAGCACCACTCTACCCTTGATGGGCTTATTGTTGAATCAGGCACACCAGGCTCAAACATTATCACAAACCTTGATCACGAGTTAGAAAGTAATGAGGCTAAGCGCGTCATTAAAATCGTCAAGAGACAATACGTAGAAAAGATTGAGAACGAGTTCATATCAAAAATAAAGGTCTAATTCATGGCTGAAACTAAACGCATACACCACCCAGGGAAGTATAAGATCAAAGAACTTGATTTGACGTCTACTCTCAACGGTAAAGACAAAGACATTATCAATATCTTCGAAGAGATAGTAATATACGAAGATATATTTTCAAATACCATGCACGGCCACGTTGTTATACAAGAAGCCGTTGGTCTTATTGAGGGCTTCCCTATCATAGGTGACGAACAGCTCTATATTAAATTCACACCGTCAGACAATGGTGACTTCGTAGAGTTCAGCAAAGTTCTTGAGGTGTACTCAGTAACAGACATTGTGGCAATCAGCCAAGACGTTAGACAATATGTACTCCACTTCGTGACACCAGAATTCACAAAGAATAAGAACAACCGTATATCAAAGGCATATAGCGGCTACACATCAGACATCGTACGGAAGATATTGCTTGATACGATGCACATTGACCCAGACTTTGTTCATGTTGAATCAACTAAGCATACAAGACAATTGGTTATTCCTAATTGGAACCCATTCAAGGCCATCAAATACCTTGCCGAAACGTCCCTAAGCGGTAAGTATAGCACGCCTGATATGCTTTTCTATGAGAACTGCCAAGGGTTCAATTTCAGGTCAATAGCTGATATGATGTCGCAAGAGGCTAAGGAAGTCCTGAAGATAGAGCCTGATAACATCGACCCTACATCATTAGACGGTGCTCGTATCCGCGCTCTAAAGACCGAGAAGATGTATGACGTTCAAGAGAATATGTCAAACGGCATGTATGGCTCTCAGTTAATCACTCACGATATAATCAATAAGTCTTATGCCAAGACCAACTTTGAATATACTGAATCGTTTGATGATATGCCTCATGTCGACGGATCATCATCTGCACCATTAAACGATAATACAGGTGTCGCCATAAATAAAGTCTTTTTGACAGGTATCAATTATGGAGGCTCAGAGCAT